ATTAAATCATCAAAAGTATTTTCACAATATTCCATTCCTATCACTTGAACTGGAAATTTGGGGATTACAACATTAATTCTCTCCTCCTCTTCTTCTTCCCAATCTTCATCATCTTCCTGTGTATTTTTAGATTTTTCACCACTGTCACGGCTATTCTTATCCTGAGAACACGATTCAAACTCTTCACCATCTTCATCGCAATTTTCACAATTATCTAAATCATCGTCGTTTGTATGTGATGATCTTGACGAACAAGTTGAATTAGTTTTAAGCGTCACTTGATGTTCAAATTGCATATTTGTATTAGTCATATCAATCAAATCAATTGACATATCTTTAATGTCGTTTAAATCAAGTGTATTTATATCTTCAAATATATTCTCAAAAATTTCATTATTAACAGATGCAACTGATTTCAAACTTATATTATTACCTATTGTTAATGGTTTTAATTTCGTTTGTTCTTGTTGAAATAAATGGTCATATTCATCTATTGTAAATAGAACATTTTTGTTTTTATTAAAAAAATCAGAATTATTCAAATAATCAATATCGTCGAAAACATTTATTTTAAAATCATTTTTAATTGCCAAAAAGGAACCATAATAGTCTACACCATGAATGAATTTAAATGTATTTCTCAATTGACTAGATAAAAATAAAAATAAACCGTCTACATAAGCAGCATTATTTACATCGATAAATTTAGGATTACAATCTTCTGCAGTCGAATTTAATTTTGGTAAATTAAATAGTTTCGGATTTGTTATATCGTATTTACCAATCATATACTTATATGGATCTAATAAAGGTGCTAACTTAAAGAACACTTCTCTGTCTTTAACTTTATTATTATCAACATTTTTAATTCTGCACATAAAAAGATTATCGTTATTTTCTATTTTTCCTTCGGCATTTATATTAGAAATAAACCATTTATTATTCAGATTAATACTATTGTAATTTGTATCATTTAAATTGAAAAATCTGGAATAAATAGGGATATAATTCTGTGTTTTCGAGAGAAAAAGTGATGTAGGTTCTTCCAAACTTTGAAATAATTCAGTGTTTTTCCTTTTCTGATAATGAATCATCGACATCTTTAGTGAATTAAAATATAAATTAAGCGTGTTTTTAACTAATTATTTTTTAAAATAGTTTATTTATTCTAAACTATTCTAAACATTACACAATATTGTTTTCTAATATTTTGATTTTTATAAAATACTTTTTAATTTAGTTATTGTATCTATGTCTAAATCAGGATTAGAATCTAATACTTGTTTAGCCATCGTTTTAGCTAAATTAGTTTGATTATTTTGTAAGGCATTATGAATAAAACAATATAATATGATATGGATATCCTGGGTAGGGTTATGGTAATTAACAAATACTGAACCATAATCTCCACCATAAATATTAAATATTTCTGGATATTTATCATAACAATATGTCATAACGGTTTCGTCAGTATGACCAACTTCATTGAATAATTGTTCATATAAAATTGAAAACATACTTGTATAGAATTTAGAAACATAACTTGATTCTATTGTATAAGCAGTAGATGCTATACCACATGGACCTCCGTATTTCATATATTCACTCATATTAATTAATTCATTATGTCCTCTATAATGAATATAACATACCGATACTTTTGAATTAGGATTGTTCAACATTTTAGGTGCATATGTTTCTAATTCTCTCACAATATGATTACAACCGAGATCAATCCAAGCATAGTGAGTTGTATTAAAAAAGTTGTGTTGATTAACATAATGAAATGCATATGGTTTAAACATTCCCATCAATAAATAAGACGATGTATTTCTTCTATCTTTTGGTTGACCATTTTTAATTCTATTATCATTAATAATACTCCAACAATTTTGATAATAATCATATTCTTCAATATTTTTAATTACATATTTAGTAGTATTATCATTAATGAGTGTATCTCTAATTTCTTTAATAGGTCCATAAGTATCTTCATCACAAAAAATAACCATAGGATAATTTAAATTTAATACAGGTTTACAATTATTAATATAAAATTCAAATGGTCTTGTTAATTCTGTACTATCTTTTAATTTTTTCATATTAAAAAACATTGTTATAATAGTAGTTGTTTTAATAGTAGTTGTTTTAACTGTTTGTTCCATTTTATAATAAATATAAATAATATTTATATTTATATTTATATTTATTATATTATTTAGCGTTAAAATCTTATTTAAATTTCTTTTTAAAATAATATATAATGACTCTGGAACTACGAAAATTTGATATGAAAAGTATCCAATTTAAACCAAATGAAAATAAAGGACCGGTCGTAGTTTTAATCGGTAAACGTGATACAGGTAAATCATTTTTAGTCAGAGATCTATTATGGTATCAACAAGATATTCCAATTGGAACTGTTATATCAGGAACAGAAGAAGGTAATGGTTTTTACGGCAAAATGGTGCCGCGGTTGTTCATCCATAATGAATATAATTCGGCGATTATTGAGAACATCTTAAAGCGTCAGAGAACTGTGTTAAAACAAGTTAAAAAGGAGATGGAAACATATAAACGGTCGACCATTGACCCTAGAGCATTTGTAATATTAGATGATTGTTTATATGACAATACGTGGTCTCGTGATAAATTAATGCGATTACTTTTTATGAACGGGAGACACTGGAAAGTAATGTTAGTTATCACAATGCAATATCCATTAGGTATTCCTCCCACACTGAGAACCAATATAGATTATGTTTTTATTCTTCGAGAGAATTACATTGCAAATAGAAAACGAATATATGAGAATTATGCTGGTATGTTTCCAACATTTGAAGCTTTTTGTCAAGTAATGGACCAATGCACAGAAAATTATGAATGTCTTGTTATTAATAATAACTCTAAATCTAATAAATTGAATGACCAAGTATTTTATTACAAAGCTGATAATCATAATGATTTTCGTCTTGGCTCAAAAGAATTCTGGGAATTGTCAAAGGGTTTACCTGATGAAGATCAAGAAGAACAATATGACCCTGCTAAGAATAAAAAACGAGGCGCTGGACCAAGAATCAATGTTAAAAAAACTACTAATTGGTAATAAAGTAGCAAAAATAAATAATAACAATATAATAAATACCTTAATGGATTATATTGTTATTTTATAAAAATTATATTGTATTAGCGCCAGTAGGATAGGATGAATCATATAAAATTCCACAAGTGCCACATACTTTAACAGGTTGGTTATCTCCAGCACAAGCGGTTCCATCTTGAGGAGTTATATCCATTCCACACGTTTCATCATCATAAGCAGTTATTTTTTGGCGCAATAGTCTGATATAACCAGATTCACCCCACGAGGCAGACCAAGAATTTCTTACTAACCAATAATCTTGACCTGATATATAATCTGTTCCATATCCTACAAGAACAACAGCATGATTGATATCAGGATTGGATTGATTGCATCCGTTAAAAATTCCTGAAGAATAAGAATGCCAATTACTTGCATCTACTGAAACAGCAATTGGACCAACGGTAGCTACAGCATACATCAATTGTTCGTAATTATTTTCTTCCAATTTAACGTATCCTGAAATAGTAGCCCTAGGTGTATCCGATGGTAAAGCGCATTTTGATTCAACCCCGTAATATTCAGTATATGGCATTTGGAATTCATCATATAATCCTCCAGAATTTGCAACATAATCAAATGCTAATTCTGCTGTTGCTCCTTGGCAATTTCCTTTACCACCACATTCTAATGGATTAGGACTACAAGTAGCGATTTGTTGCGGAGATAAATCATATAATTTATTTGTATTTATAGCGACGTGTGATTCAATTACTGCTGTGGAAGCAAATGCCCAACAACTACCACATCCGCCTTGTGATTTTACAGCTGTAACAACACCTTTCGTTCTCCAATCCACATTTTTGGGCAATAAACTTAAATCGTTTGAATTTGTTTTCATATTTTTTATTTGGCTAATAGGTGTATGATATTGTTTAACCCCTTTAGAATATCCATAAAACTGTTTTCTTTCATCAACAGTTAGAATTGTCATTGTATTGATCGTTTCATTCCATCCTTTATTAGCATTATTATGTGCTAAAATTCTTTTTTGCTCTTGTGTATACAACCCTTTTCTAAATTCATAATTTACGGGTTCAATTTGAATTCCATAATGGGATATGAATTTTTCAAAAGAACTAGCTGGATCAAAAGTGGTTGCAATCGCAAAGCTAAAAATTAGTGATAATTTCAAGAAGAAAAAATTTAAGTTGATCATATGAATAGTCTTCATATATAATATAATATAATATA